CTCCAATCGCAAAGGCTAGTAGTGATGCGGTTAGTACGCTAAATGTGCAGCCTATTTATGGCGGTGGATTTTCTCGAATTGAGGGGTATGAATGTTTGGATGGTAAAACAATTCCATCTCAAATGACTTATGCCGTGCTGCACGTTGGGAATATCGCCAATAAAGAGCAATTTCACAATAAAGCATTTACCCATAACGGTAAACAATACCGCATTATTGATGTGTTAGATGATGCCTTTGTTGTTGCTTTTTTAAAGCCTGAAACAATGACCAACGGAGCAAGTTTTTCTGTTAGCGGCGTTAGCTTTACTGCAAGTTATGTGAATAGTTCTATTGATGGCGATTTTGCTGATGATTTAGTTTATCGGGGAAAAGCATTTCAGTTAGGCGTTGATGCTGTATTTCCTGTTCCTGGAACTGGAAATATTCGTGGCGTTGTAGAGTTGAATGATAATCTGATCGCTTTTCGTGATGATGGTGATAGATGCGGTGTATTTATCAGTTCTGATAATAGTTGGACGACCGCTCAAGCAACGTATATTGCCAAGTTAAAAAACCTAGTTAAACCTGAAAATCTATTGGATAACTCAGACTTTACATCGGGCAATGTTAGAGGTGTGATTCATTCGGTATCTTTAGAGCCTGATAGTAAATCGGGCTATGTTGTCTTGTCACAATCTGTTTTAGCTAATCAACCATTACAGGTAAATAGCACAACCGTTGCGACAATAGAAAAATGTGACAGGGTTTCGCTAACCAAAGGGAAAGACTGGCAATTTATCTACCACAATTTCTATGGCGGTTCTAATACGCATTATGCCTATGGGTGTAATGGTGAGCAGATTATTGAGGTTCGTCCGAATGGGATTATTATTCCAATTCTAGTGAATAATGATAGTCCACAATATATTTGCGCACATAGAAATCACCTATTTGCATCATTCGCTGGCGGTCAATTAGGGCATTCATTAGTCGGGCATCCTAATCGTTGGGCGGTATTATTAGGCTCAGAACAATTCGGCTTAGGGGATGAAATAACCGCATTATCATCCACCACCGGCGGTGTTTTAATTATCGGTTGTCAAAATAAAACATCGGGGCTTTATGGTTCGGGGCGTGAAGATTGGGTACTGAAAGACATCTCGCCAGTTGGCATAAATCCGAATACGCTGCAAACATCATTCATGCCTATTGCAATCACAAAAAATGGCATCACTCGAATAGATCAAACTGAGCAATTTGGTGACTTCAGATTAAGTGAAATGGATGCAAACCGTAAACTTGCCTTTGATAAACAGCCGTACAATATTGTTTATTCATCCACTAAAGCTAAATCAAACCAAGTTAGATTCTATTCATCTGAGGGGCGGCACTTATGCGTAATGGTGCAACCTGATGGAACAACAAGAAGTACATCTTTTATCTACCCTGAGCCGTTACAAGGACTTTGGCAATCGCCTAATCAAGTTTACATTACTTTTAGCGATGGCAAAGTTTATCGCCAGTCTGACAAATGCTATTCCTTTTCAGGGAAAAGCATAGATTGGACTGTAAAAATGGCATTTAACCATTGCGGGTCGCCAACATTAATCAAAAGTTGGCATAGCGCTGAATTGCAAGCAACAACCGATGGAAAATCAAAAATAAGTTTTCGATTCGATCTTGATTACAATTCAAACTACCATTCAGCCGCACTAAGCAAAGATTTAGAAATTGCTGGTGGCGGCGGTCGTTGGAATGATTCTCTTTGGAATGATTTTCTTTGGTCGGCTGAAGATTATTCAACGCCTACACTTCAATTATCAGGGTATAGCCGAAATATTGCCTTATCGTTTGCTGGCTCATCAATCTACTCTCCACAATTTGAAATCAGTGGACTTATCTTAAACTATATCACCCGGAGAAATTATCGTGTCTAAAAAAAGCTGGTATAAACGCAAACATCAATTTACTCCATACACAAAAGCGGACGGGCAAGCTGTATCTGATGAATTTGATGCAGTTCAAACGAGTTTTGAGCGTATTCCTGAAATGCGAGATGATGGGAAAGGGTTTAAAGACAGTCCATTAATCCCCGAGCCAACCGATCCGATGCACCCTGTTCCACTCAAAATGCTCACTGAAACAGAAGAGAGCGTGAATAATGCGAGAGATGATGTAACGGCTAAAGCTCAACAAGTCGCTCAAAATACGCAATCTGTTGCTGCAAATACTTTGACCGCAACTCAAAAAGCTGATACGGCAACACAAGCAGCGGCATCCGCACAAAGCAGCCAACAAGCGGCTAGTAATTCTGAAAACATGGCTCACAAATGGGCTGCTAATCCAGTTAATGAAGTAGTGCAAGGTGATAAATATTCAGCTTATCACTATGCAATTAAAGCGGCGCAATCTGAAACAACTGCATCGTCAGCCGCAATTACATCGAAAAACAATGCCGATATAGCCACAAGTAAAGCTGAAGAGGCTGCGAAATCGGCTGAAAAAGCTAGAAGTCTAGCAGATGGAGAAGTGGAGTACGCTAAAATACTTCATGTTCCAAGCGCTGATACTCAAACTAGAGGTATCGTGCTGCTCACTAACGATACAGGGTTGGAAAGTGAAAGCTTAGGCTTAACCGCAAAAGCGGGTAAGAAACTAGCGCAAATGATTGCAACAGTGCAAACATCACTAACGAAATATCTTCTTATATCTAAACTTTCATCCAGTATTAATTCAACGAGTGAAGATAATGTAGCAACAAGCCTAGCGGTTAAAAAAGCGTATGATAAAGCCGTTGAGGCCAACAATAACGCAGATAACAAAGTTCCTAAGGATGGCAATACTACAATAAATGGCACATTGAAAGCTGCAAATCCATCAGGATGGAGTGCTTTCCAGTTTGGGGCATCTCAAGGGTATTGGCAATTAGAGGTTCATCCTAATTCGCATGAAGATGCGAATCGCAGATTTAATATGCTATTCATTCCTAATACTGGAAAACGTGTTTATCTAGCATTTCCAGCAATATCAGAAAATGGCGATACTGTTGCATACAGAAGTTGGGCGGTTGATAAATCAGGCGATACGATGACAGGTGATTTGTCATTAAAAAAAGGTAATTATAGTGGACTAAATCTATACAATAATGATGGTTATTATGTTCGAATTGAGGGAAATCCTCACAATGACAATAACTTATTGAAATTAGTTTACCGCACACCAAAGGGCGAAAACATCGCTGTTGCAACTTTACCTAAAAAAAATGGAGTTATCGCTTATGCTGGCGATGTTGTGTCAAAAAGTGGCGATAGTATGTCAGGGACACTATCATTTTCTGGTGCAACAGATAGCTATAGGATTGGTAGTTATACGTGGCGCATGCCTATTAAATTCTCTGGCGACGCAGTTATCGGCAATGAAAAATGCGTAATTGGATTTAACAATAACGGCGCTTTACATTTAGGTGGTTTACCTGACGCTAGTCAATTTAACGCTACATTAGATGGCGAAAAATTTTGGGTGGCTGGCGACGTTAAAACGGCGTTAGGTCGTTCACTAAATAAAGCGCATCAAAATTATTTTAATTTTGTAAGTGTTAAACAATCAGACGGGCTTGGCGGGTTACACATCAATAGACAAGATGGGAAAAGCGCAAGATTTGAGTACAATAATGGCCGCTTTAAGCTATGGAATGAGGGAAAATATGATATGTATTTTCCTGATAAGGGCGGTACATTAGCTCTAACTTCTGATGTTGTTTCTGATGTTCGGTTAGGGGCGTTGGTAACAAAGAGACTTTTCCGTGACTTAAATTCAGAAGGTGCGGTTGGCGCTGGCTATATCGTAACTGGATTCAGAGACATTGGCGATAGATTTGACAATGCAACAGGTGTTTTCAGACCTATCCAAAAACATATAAACGGACAATGGATTACAATTTCTAACGCTTAAAGGATATACATAATGCAATACATTAAGAAATTCACTCCTTACAATCCTGAAGTTAAACCTTTCGGGGAAAGTGCGATTTATCTTAAAGATGAAAATGGGCTAGATTGGTATGAATCACAATCTCAATTCTCAGTGAATACGCTTAAAGTAATGTTTGATGATAGTGGGCTGATTATTTCAAGTTCTCGTGATGTATCATCGCTTTTTCCACTTGATTGTGGCGTGCTTGAGATTGACACTAAAGAGGATAGCTTAAATGGCTTATACGTTATCAACGGAAAATTTGTAAACATTCCTAAACCAAGCGAATTTCACCAATGGAATGGGGTTGAATGGTTTATCCCGGCTGAGAAAAAAGCTGAATTAATCAGAAAGCAAAAAGATGATATTCGAGCAGAGATAAATGCAAAACGTGATGCGTGCGTAAATGGCGGTGTTTTCGTTCCGGCAATTAATAAATGGGTTGATACAGATGATAAAGGCCGCAGTACGTTGGTTGAGATTAAGGCTGATTTTGACTTAAACGGAAAGGATAATACCTATACATTAATTTGTGCGGATAACACTGCTCAAGTGATTCATTTTGAGGAATTTAAGGCAGTATGGAGCGCTGCAAAAACACTCAAAGAGAAAATGTATGAAAATGCCTATATGCACAAACTGCTATTAGAGCAATCAGCTAATCCGAAAGATTATAACTGGTCATCAGGCTGGTCGAAAACGTATCAAGAGCATTTGGAGGGTAAATAATGGTTAGTGAAGAGAAAGTAAAAAAATGGTTTTACCATGTCATTATTGCAATCGATCAGTTGTTTAACGCTATCACTGGTGGCGCTGCTGATGAAACATTGTCAAGCCGTGCTTATCGAGGCGCAGTATTATCGGAGCATCCTCGCAAACGATGGCGTGTAATTCATATATTGATCAATGCGGTATTTTTTGACCGCAATCACTGTAAGGATTCCTATTTCAGTGAGGTTTACCGCCGACAATATACCGATGATTTTCAACAAGAGGCCGCTAAATAGCGGCTTTTTTTTCATTCTTGGGAGAATATATGTCAATTCTAGGATCAATGTCTGATGCGTTAAGAAAACAGCCTAAAGCGCCAACTATTTCGCCAACGCCTGAGAAAGATAATTCTCAAACAATGGCGGGGAATGTTGCCAATATTCTAAATGGCAATTCATTATTGATGAATAGTGCGGTGGCAAAAGGGGAGAGAATTGCGGCTAATCGAGGCTTGCAAAACTCTACTATTGGCGCTGAGGCGGCGCAACGTGCAATGCTCGATGCGGCAATGCCAATCGCAAGCCAAGATACTCAAAATGCTTTTACTGAAAAGCAAACTCGATTACAGGCTGATTTAAATTATCAAAATCAAAGTCGTTTAAATCAAGCACAAAATCAATTCGCCGCATCACAAGCGGAGCTTGATCGTGGTCATCAACGTGGAATGGCTCAGTTGCAATCTGATTTAAATTACAGTAACCAAAGCCGCTTGAATCAGGCTCAAAATCAATTTGCGGCATCTCAAGCAGAGCTTGACCGTGGTCATCAACGCAGTTTAGCGCAATTACAATCAGACTTGAATTACAACAATCAAAGTCGATTGAATCAAGCTCAAAATCAATTTACCGCATCACAAACAGCATTAGACAGAAGTCATCAACGTGATTTAGCCAACTTAAATCATGCGAATGAAATGAAAAATCTTAATGCTCAAGTATCGGCAAATACCATTGGCAAATCGATTGATTTTACAATGCAGATCACGAATAACTTTGATGCGCAAATTGCTGCCGTGTTGAATAACACTGCAATGAAAGCCGAAGATAAACAAAAGGCTATCACAGAGCTGAAAGCCAGTCGAGATTCAGAGCTTAACTTTATGTCTAAATTCATGCGAGGAATCCCGACGACGAAACAAAATTGGTCGTCTTTCCCTAATCTTGGTGTACCAACAATCGGAATTAATTAGGAGGTAAATTATGTCATTTTGGGATAGTGCTTGGAGTGCAGTTAGTGGTGCAGCATCTTGGCTTGGTGATGCAGCTAGCTCTACCGCAAATTGGATGAGCAACAACAAAGAGGCAACAAACCTAATTGGCTCAACCTTGCTTGGCGTTGGTAGTTATTTAGCTCAAAAAGAGGCTAATAAGGATTTAATGAAACAACAACGAGAGCTATTGAATATGCAAGATAAACTTAAATCTCAGTATTCAGCAGTGCCAGATGTTGATATTTCTTACAAAACTTTAACCGTTGATAATTCACCAGGCTTGGCAAACGGTGGAATTTTAACGGAAATGCAAAGTAAATTAGAACGTAAAAATAAAGGCGTTTAATTATGGCTCGATCAGAATCTAAATCAATTAGCGATAGTTTTGGCGAAAGCATGGAGCGAGCCGGCTATGAGCGTGCTAATGATAGCCGAGGCGGTTGGCAAGAGCATGAGAGCAGCGATAACTACGAAAGCACGATAGACAGAATGAATCGTCATCTTGATTCGTATGGTAAAAATAACGGATATACCAACAACTTCAACAATACCTTTAGAAATGGTGGTTTTAGTGGTGGTAATCGTTTAAGCAGCGAAAGTGGTTTTGGTGGGCAAAGTGCTATTAGTAAAAGCGTTAATTCTCACTATCAAAGCAACGCTAATAAATCATTGAGCCAATACAATAATCCAGTTGTTGATCAGAAAAATCTTACAGGTGGATTGTTTGGTAAAGGTGGCGTGCAAGCGCCGTATTCGCCAAGACAAGATTGGGAGAATGTAAACTTTTTTACTTCTCAAGATCGCTTGAGAGATATAGCTCAACATAATACCAAGGCAAGTTTAGATACTGAGGCTAAAGGGAATATTGTTGGGAATCATTTTAGCACTATGGCTGGTTCGTTTATTGAGACAGCATCACTTCCAACCGCTATCGCAAGTGGATTAGGTCAGCTGGCTTTATCTAAAGCGGGGTCTATCGCTGATAAAGTGACTAATCAAGGTCCGCCGTCTTTTGATAAACTTACGCCGTCACAAAAAGCCGCTTATGCGGTTGAATCTCAGAAAGTTAGAGATGCTTATCAAGAAGATATGGATAGTTTAGGCTCTAAAGCTATTGGAATAGGTGGGAGTGTTGCTGGAATTATTGGTGGGTTAGCAACTGGCGGTCTTGGCGGTTCATTTTTTGGAGCTGCTGGAAACGCAATAGCGAATAGTCAGAGACACAAATCAGCAATGGAACACGCTGGAAATAAATTAAATTCCAACGTGATCAATAGTGAGCTGGAGGAAGAGGCTGAAAAATCTAAACAAGGTTGGAAAGATTGGGCGGCTATGCGAGCAATGGCGGGAAATAGCGAGCCAATAGAAAGCCAAGGCATTTTAAACAGAATGCAAAAACAACTTGGCGCTAATAATGGCACTAAATCAAGCGACAGTATGGTTTACAAAATTCCTCAACTTGTAAACCTTTGGAACAACATTTCAATCAAATAAAAGGATTAAAAGATGGGTATTCTAGATTCAATGGCTCAACAAACTCAAGGTGGCAATCAAGATGTTATGGCTCAAAGTCAGCCTGGTGGTATGATGCAAAATCAGGAGCAACAAGGCGGCAAAGCTCAAATGTATAAAATGCTAATGGAAAATTCCGTTAATGCTATCGCTAACGTTGCACAAGAGCGAATTGAGCAAAAAGGTGTTGAAAAAGGTGTTGCGGATTTAGTGGCAACGGCAATGATTACAAACATTCAAGCTGCTCAACAAAATGGCAAAACAATCCCGCCTCAAGTGATGATGCAAGTTGCAAAAGATTTAGCAATGCAATTATTACAACAAATTGGCGTTCCTGAAGAGCAAATTGATGACATCCTTATCGACATTTTAATGGATGCGTTAGATCAATTTGGCGAGGCGACAAACGGCATTTTACCGCCTGAAGAAGAACAGCAATATGTTGATATGATTGGCAAAGCATCAGAGCTTGAAAACCAACGCCAATCACAAATGCAAGGCAATAAACCTCAATCAATGCAACAAGGGGCATAATATGGGATTAGGTGGCATTTTAGCTGCGATGGCTCAAGGACTTGGCACTGGTGTTGTTAAAAATGTAGAGCAAGCCTGGAAAAATGAGGAAACTGATAAATTATTAGATTGGAAAGAAAAAGAATCTGATAAACAGCGAACCTTTGAAAGTGATCAGCTTGATAAAAAGCATCAGCAAGATATTGAGTTGGAGAACATTAAACTCAGCAATAATATTTCTGAGGCAACCGCCATTGCTCGAATTAAAGCTAAATACGCTAGAGCAAGTGGCGGCAGTGGCGATGGAATGAAAGAGGCTCAAAAAAATCTAACTGGTGCAGTTCAAGTGTTAGGTGTTTATGATGCTCAATTAGGTGTGTTGAAAGATAAATTATCCTCAACAGAAGATGCCGCTCAAAGAGAAGTAATTGCTAAACAGATTGATAATCTTTCAAATGAGAGATCTAATTATCTGAAAAGCCCTGGCGTTATATCTGCATTCAAAGGTGGCGAACAAATGGGGCGTGCGCTTTATGTCACCAGTGGCGGCGATATGGATTTATACGATCCTAAACCGAAAGAGGTGGCAAGAGAAGTTAAAGCAACAGTATCTTCCGTTGCAGCGCCGGCAAGAAATATGGTTGATGTAAACAGCATTTCACCGCAACAAGCCGATCAAATTGCAAGACAAAAACGAGAAGAAATTTCTCGTCAGAATTTTGCTAAAGCCTCAGAAGATGCGAAAGAATGGGCGGCAAGACAAGGGCAATACAAAACAACCATGTTTACGCCAAGAACATTCTAAACATAAAAAAAGAGCGGTTAATTTGACTGCTCTTTAATCTTTCTTTTAATTTTCCTTTATTAATCTAACAATCCAGCAATATCTGCCATGTTAGGCGCATAGTAAACGTTTTGCAAGATTCTGATGTCTTTGTGGCCTGAGATTTTAGCCAAAGTCATTACGTCAACCTTTTTCGCTAATCTAGTTAGTGCCTCTCTTCGGGTATCATGAAAATGCAAATGCTCGCACATCGCCATTTTTTTCAATTTTCTAAATGTTGCATCAAGTGATTTTGATTCAATTTGAAAGCACGTTCCAGTATTGCCAACTTCTTCTTTTAACCTTTCTAAAATTGCGATAGCCTTTTTCGATAAAGGTACTCTTCGAGAAGAACCGTTTTTAGTTATCGGTAAATATGCAGTTCTATCCTCAAAATCAACATTATCCCAAGTTAGTCCGCAAATTTCACCGGCTCGCATTGCCGTTTCGATGGCAAATAGCATAGCTGCGCCAGTTCTTGCTCTAACAGTCTTTAATGTATCATGATAGCTGCTAACATATAGCAACCGTTCTATTTCTTCATCAGAATATCGTTGCGTTCTTGGTGGACTTCCTTTTGGTAAGACAAGCCCGGCGGTAGGGTTTCTTTCAATATAATCCCAACGCTCAACCGCAACGGTAAAAATATGCTTAATAGTGGATAGTTCTCGCCTAATGCTTTCACCGCTAACCGATTTTTCCCTTTCGGCAATCCATAATTCAAAATCTTTTCTTGTAACATCACTAATATATTTACTGCAAATAGGGTGTTGCATAAACCTATTAAGCCTTAAAGTTTCGTGCCGCACGCCTCGTTTAGTTGGTGTAATTTCTTTCAAATACCGCTCGACAACATCCGATAGTAGCGTTTCAGGTTGTAATCCTTTCTTTTGTAGGTCTAATTTTCTCTCTTCTTCCAAAGCCCATTGCATTGCCTCGCCTTTGGTGTCGAAAGATTTAGATCTGCGCCCGCCATTGTCATAAACTTGCGCACGCCATTTATTGCCACGCTTATGTATAGTAGCCATTTTTTTACCCTTATATTTAGCTGGTGCAGTGCTGCAAAAAGTGGTGCAGTTTTGGTGCAGTCAGCAGATAAAAATATATAAAATTAGATAAAAAATAGCAATACAGGTTAAAAAATAAACTTATGGATTGAGGCTAAATAAGCTCATAAGTGATTGATTTTAAATACAGAAAATGCAAAAAGAAAAATCCCCGTCCAATGGACGAGGATTATAATGTGGTGCCTAGGGTCGGACTCGAACCGACACG